GTAATGTGTTTAATTGTTTCATGATTTATTAATTGTATTTAACATAGCCTTCATTTCCGCTTCGGATTTAAAAGGTCCATGAAATGGATAGCGTTCCAATGTAATCAATTTAGGGCAAAAGGATTTGACCCAGCCTTTGCGGAATTTGATTACATAGTATCCTGCACAATATTGGCTCTTACTCTTGGCACTTTTAGCATATAGCGGAAGTTTCTGTTTAACACTATACACAGGCTCAAATGGTTTACTGCTACAGGGAAAATCATAAATGCTATAATTTTTTGATTCGGCAGCATCCTTCTTGATCTTCTTAATGCTTTCTTCAAAGACCTCGATACCGAATTGTGCTTTGACTTCTGCTAGATCTTTGAAACTGATCTGCTTACCATTTTTTAAAAATGTATAACCCTTCTTGGCCTTGCTGATAGAGCCAATTTTACTAGCTCCGTCTCGGACCAACCATTCCTTATTTGGAATCAATACCTTGGCTGTTGAATTCATAGTGTATACCTTGCGTTTAATGGTTCTGCGTAACTTTGTACTTGCTCACTGATCTTAACCAGACTATATTCCGAACAGAACTTTAACAATCTGATACCGACTTGCGGAATACTTTTTTCCGCCTGTGTAGCAGTATCGATTGTTTCTTTAATCAATTGTTTAATGTTATCGGGCTGTGCTGACAGGTCACATAGAGTAACATTACGATTATAGTCATCTAGAACACGATGCTCAACACCTTCGTGATCAGTCCAACGCTGAAGCATCATATTGTTCCAATTATATCCGCGGCTGTCTCGATCGGCAAAGGCGTCACGGAGACCAACTTTATTCTTTGTCCCTTTCTCACGAACTCCCGGATAAGCAGAAAAGACGTTGTCGGAGGTGTCGCCACGCATACACTTTTCGAATAGTAACCAGCTCGGATCCGGTGCGCCTTTGACTTGTTTAGTTTTGTTATCAATGACAGGCTTACCTTTGGCATCAAAATATCCTTCATGTGTTGTGGTAATTTCCATAACGCCGTTATATTGTTGAACATTTGGAGCAATTAGTTGTGCGAAGTCGCCATCTGTTGAAATAATAACATGGTTGTCGTTAGGATGGCTTTGAATGAAGCCGGCGATTAAATCATCTGCTTCGAGTTGTGGATGTTGCAATACTGTGGTGTTGGTTTTGTCTCGAATGAATTCTTTGAACTGATCAAACGTTTCCCAAAAGACACGATCTTCTTCTTGTTCGCGAGGACTTTGAGCAGCACGAGCATCCGAACGCTGGCGCTTATAAGGAGTATAGAAGTCCTTACGCCACGAACGACCTTCGAGTGCGAATATGACATGGTCGCCTTTAAAATCACGCCACGCTTTACGCACACTGCTCAATACAGTATGAATACTCATACCTACTTTATCTTCTGTAGAACCACGAATAACATGCCGGGCACGAAAGAATGTATTAGCAGTATCTACCAGAATGTATGTCTTTGACATTAATAAACCTCAGTTTTTCCATCATCACGTAATGCACGATTGACATAACCCGCACCGCGACGGCTCATATCAACACCTTCTTCACCGCCGACATTGCGACATAGTTCAGTAAACCATTGATCAACAACTTCTTCGTCAGTATCGCCGGTATAACCAGCACTACGTAATTGTACTACAAAATACTCGTTCCAGTCAAGCTCAAAGAATCCATTGCGTAGATTATCTTTATTAACATGAGTATCCATTACAGCTACCCAAGGCTCTTTGGCTTCGGTGGCAATCTCTTTTGGAGTTTTAGCTTTTTCGATTAATTTGGCTTCAGCCTCTTTAATTTTACTAGCCATTTCTTCTGCGGCTTTTTTAGCAGCATGAGCTTCTTGTTCGAGTTTGTCTAGGCCTAGCGCCTTCTTAATAAAATTTTTCATAGTTTACCTTTTTAATTGCCAAATTAAATGTTCGTGTTTGTTGTGCCACCTATATAGGTATATAGGATCACCCGGGCCAGTAATCATTTTAGTAAATTTATAGCCCTTTTCTAACCAAATCCTTTTTCCTGTTAAAGCACAGCGTTTAGGAAAAACTGCAAATTTGTATTCAACACTTGCGGTTTTGTAAAACCATAGGTCATCTGATGTTGTATCATTATAATTCTTACCAAACATCATTTGCCTTCGTATGCCGGATTTGGAATATCTAACTCAAATATATGGAACTTGTCTTTACTATCGGTAGCACTAGCAACCAGTAGTTCCATTGTTCTATATTTTTCTGCTTCCTCTCAAGTAAAATAAAACCCAGTCGCTCCGCCGCCAGGACTAGCCGTACCTGTAGGATACAGATAAAAGTTAGGTGATTGTTTTAACAACATATACACCTTTAGAAACTTTGGAGCCAGCAACGGTTCGGACATCAAGTGCCCCACTCGTTCTTAAACAATGGCACTTGTAGTCGATCACTGTAACGCCAGCCTCGCTTCATCGCGGCAAGGGCAACAGATCTAGCATTGAGAGTGTACACAGACTCAACACCGCCAACAGGCATAAGGTATATGTGACCTGTAAAGCCCGCTTTTCTAAATTCGTCAACTGCTCGTTCTGCATCTTTAATATCCTCTTCTGTTGCTACTACTAGTTTCAAATATGTTGTTCCAACTTCTTCGTATGTACAAACAATTTCAGGCTTAATGGCATCTTCCCACTTTTCGCCACTCGCCGGCAATTTAGCACTCACTGAAAATGTAATTTCGTTATCAAACCCATTACCTGCCCAATTGTGTAAGTATTCTCTAAACTCGGGAGTGAACTGTTGAGTACCGTTGGTCTCAAATGTAATTTCTTTAAGACCTGCCATCTTGGGATGATCCAACAAGTCTGGGTAAGCACGTTGCCAACCTAGCAATGGTTCGCCGCCTGTAATAACAAGATGTTCATCTTTCCATTCACCGTGCGGAATAATTTCCATAATGCGATTGGCAATGGCATCTGATGTAAGCATAGGACTCAAGTCCTTGAAGTCAGGATGCCAGCTAGCGTAACTATCACAACCAGTTGACACTAGCGGCAAATCTTCATATTTTGTAAACATATGAGCCACTTGAGCAAGTTCTTCTGCTTCTGTGCTCATCTCCCCGCGAGGCATACCAAATCCAGCGCATTTAAAATTGCAGCCGAATGTACGAAGGAATACACTGGGAACTCCCATATACCGGCCTTCTCCCTGAATGCTGTAAAATAATTCTGCGATTTTAATCTTGCTCATATATATTAGACCATTTCTTTAGTTTTTCTTTTTTAGCAGCAGTAGCGGCTTTTAAGTTATGATATGATATTACATCCAACTCATGTAGAATGTCAATCATTGCGAGTACATCGCCTAACTCTTCTTCTAGGTGTTCTTTGTTTGTTTTTGGTTTGCCAGGCTTGAAATTATTTAGGCCGAAGCGACTAATTTTACTAATAGCTTGGATTACTTCTGCACATTCTTCTTGTAGAATGTCCATTACTTCTTTGGTTCTCTTATCCATTGTTTGCTCGATCTGTAAGGTATTGTTCATTATGAATCCACTTGTTGTTGACTAAAAATCCCCATTCACGCCGTTGCGGCCCGGGCATAAAGCAGGTCCATGCTGTTACATTGGGATCCAATTCAATGCGATGGTATGAAGTAGGTTTGCAAATACGAAAATGACCAGGACCACGCCAATGACGAATTTCTCCAATTTTTTCTCCTAGGCTATTAAATTTTGGAACCCATTCATAGTAGCCACCCCGTAAAATAAGCGTGGCATAGGGCCATGGGTGATCGTGAACATCGTCAGGGTCACTCTTTAAAAACTTGTGGATAAAGATATTGAACGGAAATGCTTTACGATCTTTAAGGAAAACATAATAGCGTTCTAGATACGGTTCATTTTCTTCTCGATCCATAATAATACGCTTACGACCAATTTTATCCAAGAAGTTTAAAAAGAATTTCATTTTAAATTTTTCAATAAGTTAGTTGCACTAAAAAACTGTTCAGTTAAATCTTTAGCTTGTTTCTTAACCTGCGGCACTTGTTGATTATAAAAATTCATAGTTTGAATGATTAAGGCACACAATTCTTGTCTGTGAGCTTCGTAGGCTTCGAAACTTTCTGTCCACTCACTAGGGTACTTGAATCCGCTGTAATACATTTCTGTATATGACAATCGATCTGGCACCATAGGGATAGCATCTACCATAGCACCTTCGTAGCAACTAATGCCCAGTGTTTCCTGTAGATTAGCACTGAATACAATCTTTGCTCGTTTCAACAATGTATGGTATTCGTGTTTGATCAGAGGTTGATCTTGACAAACAACAAATTCATATTGTGGCAAATGCTTGGCTAGATCACGGAAAATCTCTACTTGCTTTTCTGGAGCAATACGATGAGGGAATAAGATTAGGTCATCCTTTTGATAAGGACCGCCGCCACCCAATAACTCGTCCATATACTCCATAGGCCAGCCAGTGCGAACAATCTTACCACTTTCGTATCTACGTTCAAAATCTTCTTCAAACCACGGATTCTCACTAGGATAATCATGCAGTAGATTATTGAAGAACAATCTTACATGGAAGTCTGTGGCAAAATAGTTGTGATCAAACGCATGGTAAAAACTCTTTTCAGCGTGTCTTACCCAAGGCTTATTGCCGACTAAGCGGCCGAGAAAGTCTTGAGGATCATAACTACCAGCATGCCACAAGCCGTGTGTTGTTACAGGAATCTGCAACAGCTCACTCATATACTTTAAGTTTATGATGCCAGGATGCCAAGCGTCAGTAAACAGAAAATGATCGCCAGGCTTAACTGCTCCGGAGCAAAATAAACGACCCATCTGTTCAACTTGAGCAGACTTGTAGATATTAGTGCCGCCAAAATTAAGAAAGGCGCCAGGAGTAGTGGCACTAGGAATGTCTTTAGGGCCAGAGATAATTTGAACATTGTGATCTTCCTTTGCAAGTAGATAAGGTACATGGGACTGCCATTGTCCCGTGTACCTACTCTCCACCGCCTCTATATCGACGATGAATACATTTGCCATTTATGCTTCCTGGCGTGCTCGTGCTTCACGACGGGCTTTACGTTCCAAGTACTCTTGTTCCTGTTGGAACCGACGATACTCGGGACTGCGGTACATGTCCTTTTCATCGTACTTGATAAGGTTGAAACGGCAGTGGTCGAGCCACCGATCCAAGTCGTCGAACACTCGTTCGACTTCTGGTTTCATCTTAAGAGTTTTTTGAATGTAGGCAGGGATATTTGCCATGGTGTTTTTCCTTTAGTTAGGAGTTAATGAAAAGTTGGTTTTGGGT